GCCCAGACCGACTAGTGCGTGAGCCAGAACCGCCATTAGATAATTCTGGCATTAGTTAGCCCCTTAATATTCTGTATAGCCTGATTGTTTGCCACGGTTTAAACCCCGTAGTTTAAGGTCGTAATCTCTTTTGTTAGCTTCGTAGCCGCCATATGAGGACATACCACCTGTTATAGAACCAATCGCACTTGCGTTGGCGTTAGCCACTGCGGCAGCACCTTGGCTATAAGCTAGTGTTGTTTGATTTAGATAACCTTGCTGCCCTGCCCTTTTAGAGGCTTGTAGGGATTCAATTTGATTAATCCTGCTCTGCTCTATACGGCTTATATCCATGCCTGATGTATAGGATTGATCAATTCGTAGTGCCGTTGCGGAAGAATTAGAAGCACCCATTTCACCTAGAAGTACGGACAATGAACCTAACTCTCTGTGAGATAGGCGAACACGGTCTGATACTTCAGTGTCATAAAGATCATTAGATTCACGTTGTAACCTAGTGTTTTCTTTCTGCACTAATGCAAAGTTACCTGCTTCCGCTTCATAGGCACGTTCAGTAGATTGTTTAGCCACCTTTGCCTGTTGGGAAGCGGCTGCTACCCCAGCTACCGCTGAAGCGACAATTGCTGTGACGCACATAATTACTCCTGCCTTGTCATTTCGTTGAAGAACCCTATCCACCGTGCGCTTGTAACTGTGCATGGTAGGTACGAGGGGTTAATTAGTTGGATTTTTACTGTTGTTCCATCAGATCTTATAGGTGCATCAAACACACCATTTAGTAGATCAGGCGATGCTTGTATAGAACCGCCAACAGTAGATCCATTGAACGTATAAGTTTTAGGAGGACGCAAATGTGGGGTTACTATGGCCTGTAAAAACGCTGAGTCTTTATAGTCAAAGTAGATACGTTTAAGCTGAAGCCTACCTGTAGTTACTGTTGCATTATCCTGTCCTTCTCTAAGGTATTGCTTAGATAGCTCAACAGACATTAGGTAGTTTATTCCTAAGTATACTGGTACTCCTGACTTGTCCCCAGCTAACGTAAACTTACCTTTGAAGAATCCGTTACCAGCATTAAAGCTAGGTGTAACAGTAAGAGGATTAATAACAATACCCTTAGATCCAGCGGGTGCGTTTTCCGTAGTCGTGACGGCAGTCATCTTTGTAAAGTCTAAAGGATACTCACTGACAAAAGTTGTTACTTGTGTCGATGAATCATAAGTACCTACTATGTACTGCAATGCGTCAAGCCTTACTGGGTACTTAAACTGAGCGGGTTTCTCGTTTTCATTTAAAGAGACCTTCTCTACAATTAGCGACCCGCCTCTTGTGAGGGCTATGTATATGTGACCATCTAAGTTAGTGAAGTTTTGGATTATAGTTCCTGTACCAAAAGACCACTTACTCCAAGATGATTGTGCTTTCTCTTCGCCATTCCAAAAGGTTTTGTAAACGTATATAGAGGAACGATCTGTCCCACTAAGGGCCATTATTGTTCCCGTCACAGTGTCACTAACTAAATGAGTTATAGGTGCGGGTATGTAACCAGAAGCGTGAATAAGAACATCGTTAGCCGTGTGTCCAACCGAAGTGTCACTGTAGTAATATTCAAACAAAACCGCACTACTTCCGCTCTTACTAGCAAAATAAAGTTCATCCCTAAATCCTAAAGGTCGGCACAAATGCTCAGATGTATACTTAGTCGCAACATCAATTTGAGCCGTTGTTGGAGTGAGGGCTTCATTACTAGTTAACTCAAACTGTGCATTATCCGAAGAACAAAACAGAGCCTTGCGAAACGGAACAATAGCCCGTATTCGGTTAACAGAAGAAGTTGAGGCTGTCCTACCAAATGGGTCAGAATCAATTACCTGACCGACAGTTTTAGGCCAGAAGTTTACATAGTCTCCTGCTGCGGAAAAGTAAACAGTTTCATCAGCCGCAATAGCTAGACGATCACGATGAAAAGTTAAGTCAGATATTTGGTTGCCCACGAAATCTGGAGAAGGAATAATAGCTTCTGCCGCTGCTCCTGTTGCTCCAGTGTTGGGACGCTGTGTCCAACTTGTGTACATTTGAAAAGTGAACGTACCGTCTGCATTTCTAATTAGCTGGTGAGGCATCGTGTCATGCTGAAAAGCCCCAGAACTATATATAGCTACAGTTTTTAATCGATTAGCTATAAAGGTTGTGTCGCCAACAGTTGCAAAAGATAAGTCCTGAGAAGGGTTTGGTGTAGCTAAATAATTTAATGCTGTTGAACCTGCTGTCACTGTATGAACAGTACCTGTAGAACCATAGACCTTTATTGTAGCCTGTGCAGAACTACTAGTTGGGTTTGACACGCCATTGTATCCAATGACTACTAAATACTTTTCATTAGAGTCGCGCTCATAGCTATAAAAAGCATGGTCGCTATATGTTAATAATGTTTCAGCGAAAAATTGAGTACCCGGTCTTTTGCTGAACCCACCTGAGACAACAGAGAACATAACATTCTCAGCATCTTCTACCTGACCGGGCAGTCTTACAGTACTTGGTTGACGACTTACGCCTTGGTACATGGTACGGAGGGTTTGTTCGACCAGTTTACCCATGATTATCTCCCGTAAAGTGAATGGTTTCGGCCTACTACATAACGACAATAAGGACTGTCAGTCAGAGCATTAGAATCATCAGCCTCTGCTTCTGCGTCCATTAATGCTGCATAGGCTTCTTCCTCTGCGCGAACAGCAAATTGATCAGCAGCTATAGAGCCTAGTTCCGATTCTTGGAATCTTCTGGCTGCTTTAGCTGTTATGTAAAGCTGAAGTTCAAGCGTTAAATCGCTTATGTCACGTTCCCAAACTATGTCTACAGTAAGGGCTTTATCAAAGGTAAATTTGTGCTTGTCTACATCGTATAGATGAAATTGATTTAGGTATTTTCTAACAGACACGTTTATTTGCTTGTCAGTGTCTACCGTGTCAATACGGAGAACAGCGGCTGACAAGGGAATTGTTTTATCGGCTGTTAAACTTAAAAGGTAACTACGCTCTAGATTACACAGCCAGCCTTTGGCTTGTATTTCGCGTGATACCCTGTCTAGAATTCGTTCTGCTGACTCTGCATCGGGCAGACCAGAAGATAATGATGATACTGGATCTTCGCCAATTGACTCAAGGATCTGATTGACGGCATCGAGTTTGGTTAACATAAGAACCTCGTAGATGAAAAAAAGCCCCACCATAAGGTGAGGCTTGTAGTTCTAATTAAAGAACGTGTAGATTATGAAGCTGCTGAAGTTAATTCAATAGCACACTCAGGACGTAAAGTACCGTGACCTGTCAACATCTTGGCAACCAAGAAGTCTTCAAGGCGGCGAGTGTCACGCTCTGATTCAAAGCCAATATCCATTAGCTTAACGGTTGCCACGGCATCCGCAGTCCAGATACAACCAGTAGTAGTTCCGTAGTTTGCGCGGTACTTTGAGTACACGCCAGCAGCAGACGTTTCGTCTGTGTTAGGCATGTTCAAAGACTTAACTACTTGAACACCATCGATGTTAAGAGTTTGAGCGCGACCTTCAATACCACCAGCACCTGAGTGACGAAGGTCTTGGTCTAATACTAAGAACTGACCGTTAGCGTCTTTAGCGAACTTGATCTTGTTGAAAGTCTCAGCAGTAACAGACATATAACGCGCCTGTTCTTCTGGTACTGACAAGTTGAAGAACTTTAAGTTAGCTAGACGGATCGCATCGATCCACTCAGCACCTGTAGTGCTAGAGCCAAGACCAAAGATCTTGTCGCCACCGGGGAATGGGCCATCAGCGGCAGTACGAGCAGCCATTATGATCTGACGGAATACGTTCTTGTCGAATACACGCGCTAATGCACGGCCCATCTGGGCAGAGTACTCAGAGCGTACATCGAAGTGTGACAACATAGTGTCAATGTCCGATACAGCAGTGTGAGATACTAAGATGTCATCGATAGTAATTGAGATTTCACCTGTCTCAATGTCGTTGCCCATCATCTCTGTTCCGGGTACATGGTACTCGGCAGACGCTTTCCAAGTCTTTGGGAAACGGAATGAACGCTGACCACCACCAACAGTTTTCACGTTGTGCTTGTCAAGAGTTACTGTTGCAAGATCGAATGCGGTTAATACTTCACCACCGAATACGTCTAAAAATAAGCCACGATTGTCAACTGGCCCTGTTGTTTGTCCCTTACCAAATCTGGAGGGGTTTGATGTAATGCTAGAAATAGCCATGATAATGCCCTGTAAAAATTTTATGTAGAAAATGTCAGTCCCTTTTGGGACGGTGTAGATATGTTTCGAGGGAATTGCCAGCACAAAGATTATCTGCCTTAACAGGTCAATGGTTTGGATGTCTCAAGGGCGCACTAAATAACCCACATAAACTAGCCTAGTCATGTCAGGGTTTGGGATGTGCGACCTTATCGGAGGTATCGCTGGCTTGGCGTTACCCTAGAATGGTTGCCCCCCGAAGGGGACGGTATGATCCTAGGATTGGTCTAGGTCATATGTGGAGACTGACATCTTATCGATGACAGATTGACGGAATGTAGGATTAGACTTGTACTCTGGGTTCGACATGTCTTTCTTCATTTCCGCTCGACTACGGTAACCCGAAGCGGTGTTACCTAACTCGTTGCCTAACATTAAGTTAGGCTCTGCGTTTTGTCCCATGCGGGATTTAATTGCATCAGCAGCCATTTTCCAATTCTCTCCATTCAACGTATCGTTGTACGCTGTTTTATCTTCAACACTAAGGTTGTTTTCAGCCCATGCATTTATCTTTCCCCACTCTTCCTCACCGCCCACATATTCAAGGGCAGCCTTGGACTCAGCGTCCATACGGAACTTTAGGTTATCAACATAAGAGTCGATTAGACTTGCATCAACACCTGTGGCTATGAGAGCATTTTTAGCCTCGTCACTCAGGTTACCTTCTTGTTGGATTTGCTGAATTAATGAGTCAACGTCAAGGCCAGCGTTGCTGACTATATTGAGGGCTGCGTTATCGGTCTCCGCTTCTGGTGCGGCCTCTGTGCTTTCCTCGCCTTCCGTTGCCGTATCGGGTGTATCCCCTTTCATACGGTACTCCAACTCAGCAGCGTGTGCTTGCCAGTTGTACTCACCAGTTTCAGCATTATAGAATTTGTCCTGTCCGTTCTCTGGTTTGAGAGGGATGGGGGCTGAGTCTATATTCTCACTTGATGGGGTTCCATGGCCCGCATTGAATTCGGCAGCTTTTTGCTGGTTATATTCATCGGAGCCATTCTCTGGTTGTGTAGCTTGTTCTGTCATTTAGTATCCTGTAGGGGACATTACATCCCTTGTTCTACTGCTTGTTGTGCCATAGCTGCACCACCAGCTTCCGCTGCTGATCCTAAGCCTGACTCTACTTGTCGTTGCTGACGCTTCTGTGCCACTTCATCTTCGGTGTTAACCGCATCCTCAAGGGATAGCCCGTTAAACGCCTTACCTAGCAGCTTCTCCCATCGAACATAGTCGAGTATTTCTGGAGGTAAGCCCTGTAGGAATTGAAGTGCTGAACCTACGCGTTGAACATCTTGCTCACGGCCTAAACTTTCTAGACCAGTTAGAACAGTCGGCTCAACAACGCCTTCGGGCCAAGGTGGTAACTTACCCTGCGCTTGCATCTGAGTGATTAGGCGGTTAAGACGGGCAGATTGCATGTCACGAGACAGCATTGAGAACGCCCCACCTAGGGAACCCTCTAACTCTTCTGCCATCATCTTCAGTTCATACGCTGTAACACGCTCACCTTCACGCTGGACGCTTGAGTTCATCAAGAATGCCGCAGCTATCTCACGCTTCTTTTCGTCTAGTTCTGCCTTTGCTACCTGTAAACCGGGAGCGTTTTGATAGGCTAACATTCCTATGTCTTCGGGGTTACCAACGACATACTCGCCATTATCGGCCCTAGACAAACGTCTGCGTAGGTTAAGACCGCCAGCGGCATTAGGACGTATCATCATAATGTGGCGTGAGGCTAATGCAGCCCCATCTAACATTGACTTAGATAAGCCATCCACAGCCATGAGATCACCTAAATGCTCTTCGCATTTACCACGACCATAGTCTTCTCCAATAACCGAAGTCCACCTTAGTGCGTTGAACGGACATACATCATATGTTCCTACGCTATCGGTAACCTTACTGCCACTGACTTCTTGATGCACATCATACTTACCATCCTTGTTGTATTTACAAGAGGTGTAGATAGGAACACGTTGAGTCGGGGCGTCTTCAGCTTTAAGCATTGAACGTACCGATGCGGGTAGGTTGTTGGGAGAGAAATATTCTTCAATGATTATCTCTGTCACATCACCTGTCATGTCCCTCACAACCACATACTGATCTAATCGGAATACCCGCATACGGTTATCAGGGAGAACCTGTTCTAACGCGTTGCCTGTGGTTATAAGATACTGGAGAGTTAGGTGTGTAGGTTGACGCCACTGTTTTCTCTCAATCTCATTACTGATCGCCTTTTCAGACAATGCTAAACCACGCTCGGTTTCCTGATCAGTTTCCATCTCGCCTTGCTGCATCAATATTTCAGACGGTATTTGAAGACGGAACGAGGACATACCCGGTGGGTACATTGCAATCATTAAACGACTAGCTAAACTAACTACAGCCCTAGCACCAAGCCCTTGATAGGGGGCTGGTAAGACGGTGTGTGAGTTGTGTCCTTGGGGAGGTAGTAATGCAGGGATGGTTATTGCTGAACACTCCCGTGCGCGAGTAAGGAAAGGCTCACGCCTACTCTTTAACTGTTCGTATCGGCCTTGGGTTGTATCAGTCATACCCTACCTCTATAGACTTAGGCCGCTTCCACTACCATTCTTAGGGTTACTAGAGTAGCCTCCAAGTTGGATGCGGAAAGACTTACGACCTTTCTTCTTAGATTGTTCTTCGTTGCTTTTTACAGCAGCTTTAGTAACTTCTTTTTGCTCTTTAGCCTTTACTTGCGCGGGTGTCTTTTTGACAGGTGCAGCGACTACAGGTGCGGGAGCAGGAGGTGGAGAAGGGGAAGAAAATAAATTGCACATTACTTCTCTCCCTCTTTTTTAGTTTTCTTAACAGCCTTTTTAACTTCAGTAACTGCGGGTGTTTTAACTTCGGTATTACGATTATGTTTTAAAATGCCCATTGGGATTTATCCTTGTGTAGAAATGACCTGAGTGTTTAAATCCCGCTGCCTCGTATAACCTGCCTGTCTCTTTAATAAACAAACCTGTAGTTAGACCTAGGTTAATGCGGGTTGCTCCTAAATCTACTGCCCACTTGTCATACTTTTTAAGAAGACGTATCGCGGCAGATGATCCTCGTTGTTCGGGGTGTACATAAAGAAATAAGTCACAGGTAGAAATTGTAGGGCCAAAGTATTCTGTTACGGCTACCGAGCCTAGCATTCCTGTTATTTCACCATCAGTTGTGCTTACAAATAGTGATGCTAAGTCTGGATGATCTAGTGATAAGTGTGCTAGTTCTAGTAGCTTGTTTTCATCCAAAGGAAGTTCCCTGTACACAGGACTCTCTTGATGCATTAGATGTGCTAACTCAAGCATGGACGGAAAGTCTTCCTCAGTGCATTGGCGTATCTGTCGATTCATCAGCTTCCTCCTGCCATACGGAAAGTTCATCTATAAGTTCTCTCATACCCGCGTAGCGGTGAGCGGAGATTTCTGATTCGTTGTAAGCAATACACCGCGCTGGGTAATGCTTATCTAGCAGAACTAAAAGTTCACGGGAGGATTGGGGGAATTCTGGAAGAGTTTGCTCTTCTATTTCGTTACTCATTTTTTAGTACCTCTGGCATGAGACCCGCCTATTGACATAAAAAAGCACTGTCAGAGGGGAATTATCCGACAGTGCGTAAGGTTTTTAACTAGTTAATGCGCCCTATGATACGGGGTATAAGGGTTTCAGAATTTAACTAACTTCTAGTACCAGGATTTTTATTTCCTGTTGATAGGGTGAATACATTCAAGTGATTCCTCGACATAATCTTCTATCAAAGTACTAGGCGACAGTCCGAGATCCACACGATCTTTAACTTTCTTCTGACCTATGGGTACTGGATTACCAAACAGCCTTTCCCAGTTGTTGATATACGCTTCGGAGTTGGCCTTGCTAACTATCTTATCTTCCTCACTCATACACTAGTCCTCCTTGCTGGCTGCTAATATACGCTCTGAGAAAAACACCATCTTCTCTGCGTCATATACGCTGTTGTTACCCTTCTTCTCCTTACCTTGCCGGGCTGCGGCTGAACGCCATATGGCCTTGAACACATTGCCCTCTGCGAAGGTCATACCTAGAGATTCAATAATGTCGTTACACTCTGCTTTATAGCTAGTAGGAATTGTCGTAGGGTTTCTAACTGACACCCGGTAGTAGCCAGAACTGCCACCAGTGTGTTCCTCAGTTATTGTTGGGTCAGGTAGTAAAAGTTCTTTAGCGTTGTAAATGCAAACGTCACAATGACTAGGGTTAAGACCCATTGGGTGACCACATTTAGTACAATCATAATGTGCCATTGAGTGCCTCCGACCTACCTAGTTTACGTTGAGTCCATAAAGCGACTTGCATGATTTCTGAGGGAGTACAGTCTGACTTCATCCTGTTTGCCCTCATAGAGATAACAGCCGTGTTGTCGGGTGTGTAACCATGCGCTGGGTCAAGACGATCTAACGTAGCACTGGTTGCCCCTCCACCCTGACTGTTACCAGCACTGAGGGAGATCCCCAACACAGGACAGGACTCAGGGATGTTTAAGTCTGCGACCTCCAAGGTAAATGTTATACCAGCACCTTTTGCACGGTACTTAGCATTCGCAATCATTGATCTTTTGTGTTCAATAGAACCGAACTTGTAAGCAATAGCCATTTATAATCCTTCCTTATCAAATGCTTTTATCCACATAGCACACGCCCCACTTCGGACTATGTCTTCCATACCAAACTCAATTAATGACACAGGCAATCCTTGGGTTTTAACCAATCGAATCACTGTCTCTAGTCCAGAGGTAACCTTAATGTCCCGCTGTCTAACATCACCATTTACCACGACAGTACAGTCTTTACCCACACGACTTAGAAACATCTTCATTTCTTCGGGCGTGGTGTTCTGTGCCTCGTCAAGAATGATGAATGCGTTATCGAATGTACGACCACGCATAACCTCAAACGGGATTATCTCAATAGCTTTATGTTTCATGGCGATGTCATACTGACCACCACCCATGCGCTTACGAATGACATCGGTGAACGGTACAACCCACGGGGCTATCTTCTCTTCCATTGTTCCGGGAAAGAAACCTAATGACTTAGACCCAGTAACATTGGGGCGGGTTAGGACGATCTTATCGATCTGTCCTAGCCTGTATAAGTCTGCCGCCACAGTAGACGCAATAAATGTTTTACCCGTACCCGCAGGGCCAAGCACCACGACCTGATCGTTGCACATTAATGCTGCCATATAGTCGGCTTGCGTGTCAGTCTGGGGCCGTAGGGGTGGCACAGCATGACGCTTATCGTCTAGGAACTTATCCTGCATATCCCGATTGGGCTTACGTTTGTTCTTCCTTACCTTTCGCATTACCATCCCCATGATTCACCTGTCATTCCGTCTGCACTATAGTCAGTCACACGACCTTCAAAGAAATTCTTGAAGCTATCGCCACTTAATACCCAATCAAGCCACGGCAGAGGGTTCTCCGCTATGTCCCAGTTAGGCTTTAACCCTAGGTTAGTTAGTCTTCTGTCTGCGATGTATCGGATGTAGTCCTTGACTTCACTAGCCGTGATACCTTCCACACTCCCCATGTCAAACGCCAGATCAATAACCTTATCTTCAAGATCAACAGCAGTTCGGTACATTTCGTATACAGATAATTTAAACTCGTCATTAACGACCTCTGGATTTTCTTTTAGATAGATACGAAACAACTCAGTCATTCCGTCTACATGCATGGTTTCATCGCGGATTGACCATTCAACAATCTCGCACATGCCCTTCATTTTTCCGACACGCTGAAAGTTCAATAGCATTACGAATGCTGAGAACAAACTCATGCCCTCGTTGCACACTGTCTGCGCTAGGGCTTTAGCTAAGCCAGCCTTGGTGGACACATCGAAGTCCTGCATGAACTCAAGCTTCTCTGACATTTCCTCATACTCAAGAAACGCAGAGTACTCAGACTCTGGGAATCCAAGCGTGTCATTTAAGAAGGCGTAAGACCTCATGTGGATAGACTCTCGCTGAGCAAAAGACATCATCATCATTCGGGCTTCGTTGTTTTTAATGTTGGGTAAGAACACCTCAACGTATGATCCTCCAACAACCACATCAGACTGAGTAAACAAGCGAAGGATTTGCTGGATGAACTCCTTCTCTGGTGCGCTAATCTTCCCAGACTTCCACTGGTTAACGTCCTCCATGAGGCTGGCTTCCCACTCTCCCCAGTGGATCTTGTCATGCTCAATAGCACGGTTAACGAGGCTGGGATACTTGAATGGTTTGTAAGCTGTACTGATTTCTAAAAGACTCATGATTTTATCCTTGGCATGATAAGCACTCGTCATCATCTTCGTAGTCTTTCAATGCCACGCGTGTGGCTTTTATTGACACAGTGTCGGCTTTAGCCCCTGCACTGGTACGAAGGTAATAGAGTCCTTTTAGTTTCTTGTTAAAGGCCCGAAGGTGAACCTCGTTGACATATGATTTATCTGTCCCTGCGGGGAAGAATAGATTTACTGACTGACCTTGGCAGATGAATGGCTGACGAGAGGCTGCATGATCTACAACCCAACGCTGATCCAACTCAAACGCTGTCTTGTACACATCTTTGTGCCAATCACTCAGCCAATCTAAATGCTGAACAGAGCCTTCATTTAGAATGATCGACTTCCACTGTGCTTCAACCCAATCAACATCTGATTTATGCGCTTTGATTACCTTGTCTAGGTACGGGTTCTTAACTAAGTGAGAACCTACGCGAGTACGGTGGGTATAAGCATTGGACTTCCACGGCTCAATCGAAGGTGAACAACCAGCAAGTATTGAACTGTTCGCGTTGGGTGCGATAGCTAACAAGTGTGTGTTACGAACCCCCTCTATGTCAGGACACGACCCACGTTCTTCTGCAAGATATACAGTAGTAGATAATGCCTGTGCTTTGATGTGGGCAAACATATTCTCATTCAGAGTGTTAGCCATAGGGCTTTCCCACGGCACGTCCTTACGCTGAAGATAGGTATGGAAACCCATCGCACCTAGACCCAGTGCGCGTTCCTGCGTAGCTGAATAGACAGCCTTGCGTAACTCTTTGGGAGCATGGAAGCAGAAGAAGCTTATTACATTGTCAAGCATGGTGATTAGGTCAGACACCATTGTTGTGTCCTTCCATTCATCGTAATGCTCTAGGTTCACAGATGACAGACAGCAGACAGCAGTGCGGTCTTCAGAAGTCGGTAGATGGATCTCGTTGCAGAGATTACTACCGTGGATCTTCAATCCTTTGTCCAGCATAGCTGGTGGTAGTTTACGGTTAGCTTCATCGATAAAATTTAGATAAGGCTCACCTGTTCTAAACCTTGTCTCCAACAACCGCTGCCACAGACCACGCGCAGACGTTGACTCTCGGACTGTCTGATCGTTTGGATCGATCAAGTCCCACTCAGCATCAGCCATAACAGCTTCGATGAATGAGTCAGTGATGTTCACTGCGTTGTGAATGTTAAAGGCTTTACGATCTGGATCGCCACCAGTGGGAACCCTGATGTTCATGAACTCAATAATGTCAGGGTGAGACACATCAAGGTAAGCCGCGTAGCTGCCCTTGCGGGTTGTGCCTTGGCGATACGCGGTCATGTCTGCATCCACTGTTTTTAAGAATGGTATTGGACTAGGAGCCACATCACTAGTACTCCGAATGCTGCTCCAATGACCGCCCACTCCACCACCCTTAACGCTAAGCCAGCGCAACTCTGACGTATGATCGATAAGGCCATGCAAGCTATCAGGAACGTAAGTAAGGAAGCATGATATAGGTAGTCCACGGATTTTTTCCCCCTCCCTAGGGGCATTAGATAGGATAGGTGACGAGAACATGAACCAACCTTTGGATGCGTAGTCATATATTCTCTGCGCTAGGTCATAGTCGTTCTTGCAGAATGCGGTAGCCGCACGGGCGAATGCATCCTGTGGATCTTCCCCTTCTAAGCAGTAGTAATCTTTTAACAGAGTTCTTGCTTGTTCAGACATGCTGTTGTTACGACTATAGTCAATTGCAATTGTCATTTATCCACTCCGTAGTTTCGGTAATGCCCTTAAATCCAACGAGGGTGGCATCTGTTTCAGTATTGATTATGGTAGGTACGCTACGAACTTTGTAATGGATAGCCCTGTCAATGTCCTTACCAATGTCAATCTCTTCATAGTCAATTTCTAAGCTATTCAAAACTTGACTGACAGCTTTGCATGGGGCGCAGCCTTCCGTATAAAATTTAATAATCATGCATCTTTATCCTTTTCTTCTTCACGGGTCTCAGGCCCGAACAATAGATCCATAAGATACAAACCGAATATGGTTAAACCTGCGTAGGTTATAGCCTGTACCAAATCACCCAATGCATTAAATAGATGTTCCATCATGTTCTCCTTCCAGATCTAACCATTCGTGACCACTAGGCCCCCAAAGTTTGATGCGGTGATTGCTTTCGTCATAGTCTTCATACCTAAGTATCCGAGCCATGCGTGTATTGAGTAACGCTTCTTGCTCTGTCTGTCCCTGCTTCTCATACAAAGCGGTAACAGCTTTCCACATCTGTGCCACGTTGCCGCAGTCGCCTAGTGCAGCCTCGGCTTTTTTAGGGCCAATGCCTTTGGCTCCTGCGTAACCGTCAGTCTTGTCGCCCATCAAGGTCTGAATCATCCACGCGTGGTCAGCACTAAATGGTCTGATCATTTGTGGGCGTTTCATTTTCATTGGGTTAAACAATTTACAAGGGACAGTCAGAAGATCTTTATCAATAGTGATAACGACTGAGCCTTTAAGTCGCGGGTTGCTGCCATGTATACCCATGACATCGTCAGCTTCAAGACCCTCAATGCGACTGACCTTGTAGTTATTTTCTAGGTGTTCGATCACTGCGTTGTAGGCGACAGGCTTATCTGTACCCTTGCGATTAGCTTTGTAATCGCTGTTAATAACCTTCCTAAAGTTGCCGCCATTCTTGGGACTGAGTGTGAGGATAGGCATCTTGGCGCGAGACCCGTGCATCCATTCGCCAATCAACTTGTCTGCGTTACGAATTGCCTTGCGGCTATCGATTATTATTTCATCGTCCCAAAGTTCTTGAGCCGCAATTGAACTGCGAAATGCGATGATGTCACCGTCTATAAGTCCGTACATTAATGGGTATCCTTCCAGTTATCACCGATGTCATATGCACCAGCGAGTTCACAGTTCATGTTTAAGTTTTCACCAGCCTCTTTGATTGCCTGTGCGAACAGCTTGCCAATAGAATCGGCATGTTTTGGACGCACTGACATTTGAACTTCGTCATGGACGTTAGCGCAGTAGTCGAAGGTAAGTGATTCGTAAGTGATAGGGTCAACGTGTCCTGCATCTACGCAGAGTTTGAAATGAAAGTGAGACAGAGCCTCCTTCATAACAACAGCACCGTCACTTTGCAGCAACGAATTTAGTGCCGAATGCTCTGTTGGGGAAATGATAGGTCTCCCATCAGCACTCTTTAAGTAGCCTTGCTCACGGGTACGCTTCTTACACAACTCAGTAAGAGGCGTTAAGCCAACGATCCCCTTGGCAAGATCGTCACGGATACGCTTGCCGATACTCGGTAGCCTACCCTTCTTAATAACACCCTTGGCTTTCCATGCAGACACATAGATCTGCCCTATATTAGGATTACCTGAACCATAGAGCAGAGCGTAAATTAGTGTCTTGCTGGAATCCCTATCTGGCATTCCTGCTGCTTTCATCGTGCGGCTGTGGGCATCAGTTCCGTCTGCCTTATCACCGTAGATTACGGCTTTGGCATAGGCCCCTTTGTCCCAGAAGAAAAGTCTGTTAGCTAATCCTCTAAGTTCCAGACCCTCGGCATCGCAACCAACAAGCTTGTCACCTGTGTTGGCTGTCCATACCTCCCGCATCCTCAAATCTTTCTTGTCCACCTGTGCAACATTCGGTGAGAAATGGGACATCCTGTGTGTCCTAGTTCCACACTGATTGACACGACCATGTATGCGACCACCCTTCTCCAACTTCATCCATGCGTTAGCACCCTCGGACACCTGACCTAACTGTTTACTGATACGCAGATAACGGTTTAGAGCAGCGGCTTCGGGGTAGATTAAGTTCTTGAGAGTGGACTCATTGATCTGTGGAATATTAGTAGGCGTCAGCTTTAGTGGTTGCCAATCTGAGTGGGCCTTACTAATACGATAGGTACATTGAGGACGCGAGCCGGGGTTGAATGGCTGAACAGTAATCTTGGTATACGGGATTCCCTTAGTAACACCACGACCCTTGTTGCTTACCTTGGGTGTGGTTACTTCTACTTGGTTCCATAACCGCAGCTTCCAATCCCACGTTCCCTTCTCTGGAATGATGACGGGTGGGAATATGTCCTTTAGGTTTTTCTCTATGTCAAACTTCTCACCTGAGAGTTCAATATAAAGTTCAGTTAGCTTTGGTATGTCTAACTTAAACCCATGTTGCTCCTGTAGATGGAGACAAAATGCGACCTTGTGTTCCAGCTTAATGGCGGGTCGCCAATCAACTTGCTTCTGCTTAAACCAACCCAGTAACTCTTGCTGCAATCGTTGGTAAACTTTAATAGTTACCAGCACATCTTGATTACAATAAGTTCCCATCATGGGATGCCACTGTGAGAAGTCTGAGAAGTCCATCTTAGGGAACCCAAGGTCTTCACCCCACGCTGCCAAGGCATGGGAACGTCTATCTGGGAACAGCATCTTACTTAGAACCAGTGTGTCATACACCTGTTCAAATCTAAGAGTGTTCGGTACGATCATGTTGATCGCGTGTAGGTCATAGCCTAGGCCATTGTGAAAAACTACGCGGTCTGCTATAGCCAATCTCGCATAGCCTTCACTAAGCGGAGGGTAGCCCGGCTGGTCTGCATAGCATGTAATCTCTGAGGTCTTTGGATCACCTACTGACAAACACCAGTGGGTTGTAATGGTATCTAAGAGACCATCGGCCTCTAAATCTGCGATAAGAACATTCATATGAATCCTTGATTAAAATTTTCTACATGTTTTTAAAACGGAACATCGTCTGGATCGAAGTCANNNAAGCCTGACGGTTTNATNAGNGNCTCACTAACAGGAAGTAACCGACCAGTTATCAGGTTGAACTCATTCAAATCTGCCTCACCTAGGTCACCAAATTCTCTGTTCTTCAGTAGTCGAATACGGGACTGATCAGGGTTATCGCCCTGCTGGTCACGCTCAACAGCGATGATGTTGTCTGACAGTTGTTCAAGTGAGGCTGAGCCACGCATATCTTGTAGCGTTACTCGACCACCCTCGTTGTATGACTTGCGTCCACCGTCTGGTCTCTTTAGATGGGTGATAGCGATAAGGCCCACACCTGTCTGCTCAACAAGACCACGCAGTGCAGTCATTAATAAGTCAATGTCCTTCCTCTCCCCTTCACCGCTAGACTTCTGACCCGACACCACGATTGAAATGTGATCCAGTATTAGGAAGTCACACTCCAAAGAGGTAGCCATGTATTTAAGTTTGCTGATTAGGTTTGCGGAATCTATTGATCCAAAGTGGTCATAGAAGTATTGGCTGGACACAACAGAATCCAATGACTTTTGATAAGCCGCTGGAGTAATGCAGTTTGGTTCCTCACGCAGCCGACCTAGTGGCACGTTATTGTCGATAGCTATGTAACCGTGAGCAGTCTTGGTGTAAGACTCTTCAAGGAACACGTTGCCAACTTTAAGGCCATGAGTTTTGACGAGGTGATAGCCGATCTCTCTTGCCAAAGTAGACTTGCCGATGCCTGATCCAGCAGTCATGAGAGTTAACTCGCGTTTGCGAAGACCATGCAACTTTGCCTCTAACTTTGGGTACGGTATTGAAAATCCTGGAGCAACTACTGACAGCAAATCATCCATCGAAATATCAGCACCTGACAGGATACCGTCCGGTCTAAATGCCTTTGCCTCGTAGACAGCTTGCATCAACTCTTTGCCACGGTGAGCCACTAGCATTTCGCCAGCATCCTTTAACGGCAATGAGGCTATGAAGGCTTTGCCCGGACTGAGTAACGCAGCACATTCATGAGCCGCTTCAATACCCGCAGAATCTTGATCCATCAGGAACACTACATTTTGGAACGACTCAATGAATTCAAGCGCGGATTTGATATCACCCTTACTTGACTGTGCGCCTGACTTTACTGACACCACAGGCCACGATGAATTAGTCACGGTTGCATAAGCGAGGCAGTCAATCTCTCCTTCGGTAATGACGAGGCGTTTGCCACCCATCTTCCAAAGGTGCTGCCCAAACATCTGGGCTTTCTTCATGTCACCTGTACTGCGAAAGTCTTTACCAGCGTAGCGTAATTTCTGTGCGACTGTGTGTCCCATAGCATCACGATAGGCTGCTATCTGTACTGTGTTTCCCTTGGCATCTTCGCCTACGGAATATCCGAATTTCTTACAGACCATGTCATCAAGGTTTCGCTTGGCTAATGATTTGTAAACACCCGTAGGTAGTAAGTCTAATTTCTTTGTGGTCATGCTAATCGCCTTCGGTTTATCATTCGGGGGTGTCTTACCACCGCAACTGAAACAGGTTCCCCACCCCTCAGAGTTGACTGAGTAACCATCGGTGCTGGAGCATCCGCTTATAGGGCAGGGCTTGTGGGTTTCTATCCATTCGGACATAGGTCTTCCTACTTGTAAGGTTTGTCTTCGATAGGTTCAAACCAGATGTGAATACCGCAGGGTTCATCACCAACGCAATAGCGTTTGCTTGCCAGCAGTTCAACGATCTGATCATCATCNTTCCAAAACCTTTCGGCCTTGGTCATTACATCAAGTGGGCCTTTGATGTAGTTGTCTATGTCTCCACGCGGGAATCTCAGCTTGCCTTGCTTGGGCTTAGTTACTACACACTCCATCCACAGTCGTAGTGGTCTGTCAGTGATAGTGAACTTGGCTTGATTGCAGATAGGCTGAGCGTCTGTGCGAAACGCTTCGTAGTTCTTGCCATAATATGCACCGAACCTCCCTATCCGAGGACGGGAGGCTGGCACTGGCTGAACGGGTAAGAGGAAGTAGGAGGCATTGACGGGTATATTAAAAGTCGTCTGGCTCTGCTTCATTTGATGATCCTGATTGGGGTTCTTCTTGAGAAGTTGCAGGAATGCTTGACGCGCTAAACTCAGTCGAGTATCCCGACACATCATCGAACTCGTCACCACCGCCACTGTCGTTACCGCTGCGTTGTGCAAGCAACTGGACGTTGCGTAACTGCATGGCAATACCTTTCATGCCGCCAGCGGTGTATGGGATTAGCACGGCAGACACACGAATGGTGTCACCACTACTTACGAAAACATCTTCGGGTAGTTCTTTGCGTTCTGCATCGACCATACCGGGCTGGAACTTTGATTTGGTAGTCAGCATAAACATGCCACGCAAATCTTCTTTGCCTTCCTTTTCGTCTGCGATGTCATCACCTGACTTGATCGGAGAGCGATATGTTTTAGGGTAGCTTGCCCCACTCAGCGATAGCTGCGTCTTCAACAGCCGTGTTGATACGAGCGATAGCTTCTGACACACCCTCTTCATCAGGGTTCATCATTAGGGTTACTTTGTACTTACCATCTGAGAACTCATGCCCTTGGTCTGGGCGAGCGATCCATGCGTACTGTGCAGTGCCTACTGGAGATAATACTTTGATGAAATTTTTCTTAGCCATTCTTGAGATCCTTTAGATATCGTATTGATTTTGTAATTTGTCTGGGTCAATACCCAAACTTTTAAGTTTTATACAAAGGTCAACCGGGAGTGGGTGACCGTTCATGAGGTGAGTCATAACTTTAGAAGCGAGTTGTGAATCACCGAGCCTGAGTAGTTCAAGCATTGCTGTTACCTCGACATATGGTTGTAGCAAGAGGCACGTCTATTGACCAGTACTCTAAGGTTATGAGTTTACTGTACTTTTTAGCTGAAGAAATAAGGTGAGTTTAGGAGTTCATCAATATTAAAATCACCCTGTGCTGGTGGCATCGGTAACTCGACATGGGGAGCATAGCTGTGAATGTGGTCACGGAAATCCACTAGGCAATTACCCTTGAATATTCTGTGTGCTTCCTCACGAATTACTTTATGCAGTACATCCACGGCATTTTCACCGCAGTCTAGCTGACCGTGATGGACGCCATACGAGTCATGGATAAACGCAGTCGAACTAACCCCGTAATCATGCTTCAACCTGAGTGCTACGCACTGCAACAGTCCAGCATCAAAACTGTGAATGACATTGGGTGAGGCAGCTAGATGGTTCTTACGCTCGTCAAGCCCCAGCGTGGCATCTTCATCCCACAAGCTAAACTCACCCATTAGTGTCATGACTCTCGTCTTAGACAGCTTATGGTAAGCCTGTGTGCATTCCACACCTGTTGGCGTAATCCATTTCAATGGGATTTCTTGTGCTGCTAAAGCTTTGGCACAATCTTGGAAGTATTCCATAATCGTTGACGCGGCTTTGACGCTTGTCTTCAAGGACTCAACTATCAGATCCCGCATGTATGCGGCATTGATCCCCTTGCGACCAGTGAGATCTTCACAGAATCCATCCTTGACTAGCTGGGTTGCTATCCCTCTAGGGGTAACTCCATAGGGTGTTGTCATAACTGCCCTCTTAACCGTTTTTCTTGTGATCTTTCCCATCCACGCTAGAGCCTCCTGTCGGCCCAGTAGAGCGTGTTCATTATTCAGCTTGATCACGGCCTCCATGACTTCTGAATACAGGTCATACCGCTTCTGTAGGCTGCTACAGTTCGTCTTGATTGCTCCGTCTTTGTCTTTGCCCAATAGACTTAGCAACTGCATACCATTGGTCACTCCATCCATCGCGCACACCGTCCGACTCAGGAAATGTTGTGGGTTATCTAGCTGTGTAGCAAGAGCATACTCACGGGCAACCGCCAAGAAAACATATGGTTCATCGATGGAAGGATCTGCCCACAATCGTTCACCGTCCAGAGGGTTTAACCCGGAGTCTACGATCAGGTCATGATTAGCATCTACCCAATCTATACGCTCAGCCCACGTTGATTTGTCCTGCCCTGCTGTGTTGGCTAGACTGATCTTCAACCAGTAAAGACCTCGATCTCCTAATGGTTTTGCATGGTGGAATTGTAGTAGCCCCTTGCAGATCTGGTCACCTTGTGGATTTAGATCTTGGGCCATTGGGTATAGGCGGGTACGAAAATCAGCGAAGTGGGGGTATGTGTGTCGTGAACTAATTCTTTTCATTTTTTAAGTCTCTAGTAAGTGTGTTCGCCACGAAGGCTTCGGGCCATGTCCAGCTTTCGGATCAGGCTTTCTCTTTTTGATTGCATCTTTGCATTATCTTCATGGATTACACTGATCTTCAGCTTCCATTCACCACGCTCGACTTGATCCATTAACTGCCATTGTTCATCTGACAGCTTTTCTGGTGGTTGGATATCCTCAATTGATGGCATCCCGCCAAGGTCACCACCGTCTGCTCTTACCTCAAGAATAATGTCTAAGATAAAATCGTTGACTTGCCACTCTGTTGATTGAACTGTATTGATAGCATCTAGGAACTGGTCACTTAATGCATCTGGATGTGCAGCGGTGTGCTTATACATACCTGACCGCATGATCTTATGTTGGATAATTTCATAGCCCCCGGTAAAGCCTGTCAGCCTTCCCTCGTCATTGTAAGAATGCTCCCAAGGATTGGGCTGAATCCTCATGGGAACCATGTAAGGACGGTTTACTTCTAGCTGAGCATTGATGTCGGTAATGGCAGCTTGGGCAGCTTCACTAAGGAAGATCCTTCGCTCGGTCTTGCCCGACTTATAGATCATCCGATCTTCAAACCAACCGCCTCCATTGCGAACCATCAGATCTAAAAGTTTAGCCCCGATATGTACTCGCGTATCAGTAGGCCAATCCTCATTTTCAATCTGATCCATTTTGGATTTCCACCTAGCCCAAGTGCGTCTATTGATCGTTCCACCAACTTCCTTAATCAGCCATGCAGCAAAGTCAACGCCTCCATCTTCAGCAGCGAGGATCTTACTTTTCTTCTTCCACTTATTGAATTCGATCTGTTCTTTAACGGCTTGGCCTATGCGTAGGTTTAGTCCTGTTGCCGCACGACCTTGATAGCTTTGACCGCTGGCTTTCTCCGTCAGGATAGTTCTTGCGGTCACCAGTGCAATCTCTTCTGCACTTAGCCAACCGATCAGCCACCACCATTCTTTGTGCTTTCCCTTACGACCAGATGCTATCTCCTGCTTGGCTTCTTCGATAGCCGATTGGAAGTGTGGGACAGCATGTATCATCATTTCTTTGAGAATGATTTGACCGGGAGGGACATCACCTAACTCGCTTGATTCATGTTTAACAGTACCATCGCGTGAGTACTTTACTGTATTAAATGCTGCGCGATACCGATCCTTTCCACGGTCAATGGCGGCAGCTTCCCAGTAAATTTCTCTCTCCTTCTCCGTTATCAACAGAGTTGAGGTTTGGTCACTAACTGTCTGTATACTGTCTGTCATGTGCTATATACCCTAAAATCGCCCTGACATGTACTAGTCATGGACTTATTGACAATGGTTTACTGTACAAAAAAAATACCCAATCAGGTAGGGCGTTTGGTTCAGTAAAACGGAAAAAACCACAGGACACTAGAGATACAGCGGGTTAGCGCAATGTATCCCCAATGCCTGTGGATGACTTAGTGTATAAAAATATATTCTTTATATTTCAATACGTTATGGGTTAATAAACGAATACTGTCTGTATTCTGTCTGTGTAGTAAACTATATACTGTCTGTCAAATCAATGACTTACAGCCGATTACCCTCGTAAGCATCAACCAGACTCTGGTCTAGGGTGCTAGGTAATTCTCCTGCTATGCCGTTACGCATCTTCGTACCTTTGGCAATGGCGTCCTTCGGGCGCATATGAATATATTTCATACTCATCTCTTCATTGGCATGGCCTAGCAAATGCATCAACTCTGAGGGAACGATACCCTGCTCGGTCAATCTGGTGGCATAAGAGTCACGCAAACTGTGGACAGTGAACTTACCGTAACGCCTGACTAACTCAGGATCGTTAAGCCCGGCCTTGTCGATTCCATTTCGTAATGCACCAAGGTAGCCTGTCTTAGGTTTCTCGGTATCGAAGGCATGGGGAAACACATACATGGAATCCCTGACATCTTTGTACTTGTAGCGAGATTGGATAACCTCACGAAGACGATCCGTCATTTGTAGCATGTCATAGCGTTTGGTTTTATTACGCCAGATTTTAAGCCCGACCCAGTTAACCGTGTCAACTTCGTCCCAGCGAATAGAACGACCCTCTGCTGATCGAACACCTGTGTCCAGATAGACGATTAACAGTTGGAATGTATCGACCGCCCAAAGACGTTGGCGTCTTGGTGCTTTGTCCCATGTACAATTGTTCAAGTACNTTTTGGTCATGGGGTTAAGCGTATCGATNAGCCNCTGTTCTTCCTCTTGGCTGGCTGCTCGGAATTTCTGGGNGACNNNTAACTTGAGGTCTTCAAAGTCTAAATCATGATTNATCTTGATAGCCCATTTTTTCCTNCANGCTTTTTGGATCGTNGCNAGATAGTCCAGATCTTTATTGATCGTGGCGTTGGCATAACCTTCCAACTTACGGTTGGTCATGATCAAATCTAAATCCCGGTTGGTCATGCTAGACCACTTGCGTTTAGGATCTAAACTGTAAGGCATCACCTTGTTTGGCACACGATAAAGTTCATCTGCCGGGAACGTCCCAGTGAGTTTCTTTTGGAAGGCTCTGGCTTGGTTGCCACCCGTGTCCGACATCAAAGTTTGGCGGTCAACGTAACGCTGAACAACCTCACCAATAGTGGCCTCGTCTGTTAGCCCGGCAACTTTATGTGTTCGCTCTTTCGACAGCATAATCTCAGCGATCTTCATGGCCTCCCGTTTGTGGGGACAGCCTGTGGATTTTCTTTGCCCGTTAAGGCTAAAGTTCCAGTTCTGGCTAATCACCTTACCTTCCTTATCCGTCCTTCTGAATAATGTAGTCATACTTTTAGTCCTATTTTTTAGTCCTATTTTTTATTAACGGGGATTATTACCCATTGATAATTTTATAACCCTTTTTACTAGTTCCTAGTTTACTGGATTATTAGAATCACCTACTATAATCGAGTGGCAGATCTCAAGACTTGGGAAGGCTGCTTGCCATTCCCATTGATTAAACACTGTGATTGTCCCTTGCTCTTGGCCTATAGACAAATGAGTGTCATTTGCTGAATACCAAAAATCACCCTCGTCAGTTGTGCCAGACGTAATATCTACACCTTGGCCTTCTAACTTCCAGATGATCCCTTGTATTAAACTTTCCCATCTTTGTACTGCCTTACTTTTAACCATTTTATTTCTCATTCCTTTAAGTTTTTATAATCTGTTGGTTCATCCGGTGATATACCGAACAGAACTTCAAACATTACCGGGTCATAATATTTTAAGATTTCTCGCGCAAATGACATAGGCTTAACGCCTAGAGCCGTAGCGAAAATCTTTAGCTTTTGTGGTGGAATCTTCCCCACCCCTGCTTCTATTTGACTAATGAACGTGTAATAGTCCAGCTCACATTTTGTTGCAAGTTCACGTTGTGTGTAGCCCATTTGATTGCGTAGGCTCTTAATCATGAGACCCCCGCGCTTCCTGTTGGCTTTACTTGCGGCATCTGTTGCTTTTGAATGTGTTGCCATGATGGTATTCCTTTCTTTTGTTATCCGTTTGGCCCATTGGGGCCTTGAGCATTTAGGCAATTGCCAAAGTTCGTTTGGTTGAACGTGACGAATGTACCGTTGGAATCAATGAACATCGGAGCGGTATCGCTCATCCTGTCCGTGAAAACGAGACTCCAGTGGTAATTCCACTCAGAGTGCCACTTCAGAGTCCGACATCTAAAAATATTGAAACGGGACGCTATAGACCTAGGAGGCCCAGTTGGGTACTCCATCTTAGCCTTAATTTTTAAGTTATTCATTTAGTTTCCTTCTTTAAGACTACTTTAAGTCTTCGGCTTATGGAGGGGGATTCTCTCCCTTCTCCCTTTACCGTTGTCTTTAAGTGTCTCTACGGTCTTGGCAAGAGGCACGTCTATTGACCTAATGTCTAATAGTGGCTCCCTGCGGTGCTTTGGGGTTACCCGTAAATTCTTATCAGAACTACGGAAATGGCGACTAGTGTCCAGAAAACTGGGATTAAAAAGCCGTAAGAATTGTACATAAATTACTCCCTTTCCATTTGCCCGTGGGCGCTGGAAATCATACAGTAATAATTATTCAATAGTCCAGTAAACAATTAATTAATACTCTACTGGATCAACCGACACAAAACATGTCGCAAAAAACCGCCACCCATTATCTGAGTGACGGCTTTTAACTACCTGTCTTTGTTACTGGCTTACATTCTTGGTGAAACACCCCTCACAGATAGCACGTTCTGTTTCAATCCCACCACCTGAACCAGAGCGGAAAGTATTCCCACAAGGAATGTCTGCACGATCACTGCGTTTCCGTGTGTAGGCTACATTCACTGACACCGTCTTACCGCATCCCTTAAAGTTATCCAACTTCAAATTGTAATACGAAGCGTATTGTTGCCAACTATTATATGGCTTCATAATATTGTATACCCGTGTATGGCTTCATATTGCTTGTTAGCACTGGTTTGCTCACGCTTTGGTAGTGAGTCCCATAGATCAATTAGAGTCTCGTAGCAAGCCTCCTGTTTGGCCTCTTGGGCCTCCCATTTACGGACACTTACGGTATCGTCTAACATGTCCCCGGCATCAACTAGGGCGTTATATTTACGGTCAACCTTGTACAGCTTATTTAAGGTTGTTTGATGGGCTTTGTTTATGGCTTTTAACATATTCATTTTATACCTTCCCGGCTAAGCGAACTTTCATCGCAATATTGGCTAATAATCTTTTGTCTTCGGTGCTGGTATAGCGTTTGGCGTTCCGGCTACCGACTTGGTAATGATGCGTCAACGTCATGGCCTCGGCTGCGGTAATCGCACCCTTGGCTAGTGCTGCTTCGATAGACTTACGGATTTGCTGCATTGCTTTATATGACATAATTTACTTCCTTTTGTTTTTACTGTTTGGTTTACTCGCCAACCCTCGTAATGAAGGCTGACTGATAAACGCTATCCTCTTAATTGAACTTCCCAATGATCACCAATTTCATATTCGTTATCGGCTATCGCGGATACAGTTTCGTAATAGTCAT